TCTGATAGGCGTACTGATCAACAAACTGATAGTTGGCTTCAGGAACACCACAGGCTTTCAACAGATCAACAAGGTTGATGCCACGCACCCCGTGTTTTTCTGTATGCAAATACAGTAAGGCTTCAGGATGCTTCTTACAGAAAACACCAAAGGCAAGGATATTCTCACCAAATGCTTTACGGGAAGGCACAGTTCCTTTGTTCGCTGCGTTCATCATCACCACGAAACGATCCTCAGGAATCTCCAAAATATCTCTGCCACCCGGCAAAGGTTTGAACACAGACTCAATACCGTGTGGCGCATACAAAGCATCAACACCTGCCTGATGCAACATCTTCTGCCCATACAGGCTCATCGCTACCGGGGTCACGTTAGGTCGATTGCACCACGCCAACACTTCAGGTGGGCAAGGAGTGTGATCTATCGGAACCCATGACACGATCTGATCTACAGCATCAAACGATTTCGCTTTGAATACCCACACATCGTAAAGAGTCATCAACAAAGGTTTCAGGTCAGGTTCCCTATGCGCCCATTCAAGATAGTGGGCCACAACAACATCATCAGAATAGATTGCGTTGCCTTTAGGGTAAACCGTAAAACCGTTCCAAACGGTAGTTGCACCCTCTAATCCGTAGTTGGCGTGGATGGCAACATTGTTCCCTGCTTCTTTGAGCCTTGTGGAGAGTTGCGCTGCTTGTTGCCCGTAGCCTGTTGCTGCCCACGGCGCATTGGAGTAGAAGAGAATCTGTCTCCCGTTTCCATTGTTGCTGTTTCTAGTTCCTGTGCGTAACCCAACCTCAGAAGTTGTTGTGCTTCCGGTATCGGGAGTTCCACGATTGTTCCTCTTATATTTACGAGCATTACCCATGATCCCTTTTCCGCAGTTAAATGGCAGGAGTGCGCAAGAGTGGGTGTACTAGCCCTGCGCTGTCTAGTACACCCACATCTGTTTTCGTTAGTTACGAAGAAGCACCAACGAAGTGTTTGATTGCTACTGTTTGTGGCAAATCGCCATCGATGCGGATTGACGCACGGAAGGTGATGAGGTCGTTAGCAAATGCGAATTCGTCTGAACGATCAAACTTGATTCCGCCTGCCTGACGTACGTAGTACGAAGGCATGTGACCAAAGAGAACGCTCTTAGCCGAAGTTGCAGGAGAAACCACATCAGGGTTCTCAAAGATTGGGAAGCCCAAAAGCATATCGGGCTGACCCATCTGCAACGATGGTTGGAAGAGGTACTGATTGGTGGTGTCTTTAAGTTTGCGTACAGCAGCAAGTGAGGTGTTGTTCAACATCCAACCTGTGCCGGGCTGACGACGGTACATTGAGTTCACGCTGTAAGAAAGGTCAATCAAGTTATCTGCGGTGAAAGCACCTGAGACAGCAGTTGAACCTGTTACGCCCAAACTTGAAGCAACCGCAATACCGTTTGGCATTGTGGTGTCAGTACCAACGGTGAGTGCCGTGTTTACAGCAACGCCGATTGCGATGCCTGCTTCACGAGCAAGGAAGCCCAAAAGATCAACGCCACTATCAGCAACCATTTCAGACGAAACTTGGATCAAGAAACCGTACTTAAAAGCGTTCAAAGTTGTGAAGGCTTGGAAGGTTGGATCTGATTCAGCGAATGCTGAGGATTGTGCAGTAAGTGCTGCTGTGCTGTAAGCGTTAGTGCGTGGGATCTGCAATGCTTCGCCACCTGCGGTGTTGATAACTGTAGATGTTTGCAACATTGGGCCTACAAGAACCATGTGTTCCACGATCTGATCGTAGAACGACGTTGGTACAGGTGCGCCTGTTGAAGTCGTGATTACGTCACGCTTCTCAAAGGTTGCTGAACGGATCTCTCCACGAGCAAGGCTGCGGATTGTTTCTGCGTCATTGCTTACAGATTTGCCTGCAACAGGTCGAACCTGATCTTCAATGCCACGGGTTGCTTCTGACAAACGAAATTCACGCTCTTCATCTGCACGAAGGCTAGAAATTACTTCACCACGTTTGCCAAGATCCTCATTGATACGAGCATACTTAACTTCTTCTTCTGCGCTTAAATCACGCTTCTCTGCTTCCGCAACATCAAGAATGGCTTTAGCCTCTTCCCATGCACGGTTGCGGAGTTCTACTTGACGGTCGATGTACGACATAGTTTCTCCTGTTTGATAAATGGTTTGGATTTGTGAGGTAGCGGTTCCGCACACCACGATTATCGGTAGAGGTTCCTCACATCCGATTGAACAAGACTAGATGCGATTTAGCAATAAATCAATCTGCTTGCGTTTTAATGCTAGAGACCCGGCAACCTCTGTTGGTTGTGGTTCTGCACGAAGTTTGTTCACGGTTTCTGCAAGCAGGTCAGCGTGATCGGTTGAAAGTGTTTTGCCGTTCTCCAACATGGTTAAGGCTTCAGCAAGTTTGTTGGCATCTAAACCTGTGGCATCAGCCAACATATCTAAAGAACGCAATGCTGCCGATGTAGCAGAGTAGGCAGGGAATCCTGTAACCACACTCACTTCATGCAAACGGATCTGCTTCAGTTCACGGGTCATGCCGTCAGCACCCCAACGATCACCACCACTAGGAACGCTGAAACCAAAACTCATTGAATCAACATCGCCACGTTCCATCAACACAGCAAGATCCCGTGCATACGACGTATCAGGCAGATCAGATTCAACCAACAAGCCTTTAGAGTCAGAAGATAGTTTCATTGTTTTGGCACGGGTTGAAGCCAACACAAGAGTGGAATCATGGTTCAGGTACATCTTCACATTGTTTCTTGCACGAAGAGTTTTATCAAACGCACCCGGCGCAATCGTTTCTGTAAAAGGCAACGGTTCGCTAGGGGAGTTATATACGGCAGCGTAACCACGGAAACTCATTGAGCCTGCTTCACCTGCACGTAACTCAAACTCTTGAACCGTCACCCGTCGGGTTTCAACCTCAGTTGATTGATCATTGTTTTCACGCATATTTTCTATCTCCTCACGCCTAGAAATATGAAATGTTTTGTTCATACTTCTGTCTTGTTCACTATTCAATCTTTCCACAACACCCTCTGCATACTGTTGCGCCCTTAAAGCATCCGATTTGGATGGGCCTGAACCCCACAACAAGTGCGCAACCAACCCCGGTGTGATGGGTGTTTCAGCATCCACAGCATCAAGGTCATCTATGTGTCGTGCTATCCAAGGCCCGATCTTGCGCCATTTGGCTTCGCTGATTGTTCCTTGTGCCATAGCCCGTGCATCACGAACTGTTGCATCTACTAGCCCTGCACCTGCTTCACCATCGGCATAAAGACGCAACCCACGTTTGGCTGCAGCAACCATGTATTCAGGTGCGCCCAAATCTACTGCACGGGTTTCTAGGCTTCGTGTACTTTTAGGGTGATCGGCGGGAAGTAAATCGTTATCCGTTATGTAGGCAGCGTTCTGTGGGTTGCCTCTGCGTAGCAGGTAAAGGAAAGCATTGACTCTTGCCATAGCCCATTGTCCCCGTGTTACACCGGGTCGATGTGAAGTGGAGAACGCACCTGCGCCACGACGGTACACGGCAGCAAGTTGGCCATTGGTGGTACGTGTCCAAGAAGGTCGATCCGCTTTCTTCATAGCGTCGTTGTGTTCTGTCACCTTGTTTTGCAATGCGGTTTTGATGGCATCGGTTAGTTCAATGTCGCCACCTGCACCTTTTGCGCTGCCGGGCTTGTTGGTGTCGCTACCTTGAATCTGATCTTTTGGTGGGGCAGGCGCACGTTCTTCTTCATCATCGTTGTATGAGCCACTTGAATCATCTTCGTGTGGTTGCCACGCATTGCAGTAGTAGCCACCATCAACAAAATCTTGCCAACGCTCACACCATGCTTTAGTGCCTTCATCGTTTTGCATATCTTCATTGTAGAAATGGCAGTTCCCACAGGCTCTGCCTTCAGGTACATCTTCCGCTAAAGCAGGTCGATAGTTGTCAGGCAACGCACGTTCATCAATGGTCATTGGTTATACCTCATACGCTGCTGAAGGGTTAGCAGGATCAAGCATTGCTAAAGGTTGTAGTTGGGTAGATGGAACACCCGTGTGATCTATCGGTGGCAAGCCCATTGCAGATAGAACAGATGCAGGATCAAAGCCTGAGAGGATCAACTTTTGTGCCATAGAAACCTTTGCTTCAGTTTCGTTCAGGTTGGCTGCTGATAGATCCACGTTGGCTAGAGGAACACGGAAAACATCTCCACCTTCAACAGCAGAAAAATCTTCCAACCTACGCACATCATTGATTGAAAGGTAACCTGCCTGCAAACCTGACGAATAGGTAGCAGCCCTAGTTGTGCTATCGCCACGAAGCAACCCATCAACATTGAACTTCATAAACACGCCTTCAGGTAGAAGCCTTGTGTAAGCATCTTCCAACTTCACAATGTAAGGCCTGAGAGTGTGGGTAACGAAATGGATACCGTTCTGTTCAACAGATGCGTACGACATTGCCCCCGGTGTGGTTACAGACAACATTGATGGCGGTACACGGAACACTCTTGCAATCTCTTCAATGCTGAGCCTGCGTGATTCAATCATCTGTGCAGCATCAGGATCAACACCTGTTTTGGTGAAGGTTGCGCCACCTGCAAGGATGCCGGGTCGATGTGCTTTCCGCAAACCTTTGTGGCCTTCCTCAAATCCATCAACAAGATTTTTGGCTTGTTCACGGGTCAGGTTGC